GTTAAAAACAAACCAGACTGCAATATGTGTCTTGTAGCAGTATTACTATTAGCAGCTGCTATTTTCTGTATACCTACCAAAGCGTTTTTATCTGGCATACTACCATCTCTAGCTTCGTTAAGCCCGGTGGTATCTCTAATCATTTGTAAGTAATAATTGTAATTACCTATAAGAGCTTGCATTTTGCTGCCACCACTACCACTTGTTATCTCTTGAATAGGTACTTTACCAGGATTCATATCACCTTCACTTGTAAATGATCTACCAATAACACTACCTGTTTGGAAGAACATGTTTAAAGCTTCTTGTGGATTATAGTTTGTACCATTACCTAAATCAACCTCAGCTAAACCATCAGCGTCTAAATAAACACCATCTGGCACCATACGTGATAATACTTGCTGCAGCTTTAAATGAGTAAGCTGTATCATATCTGCAAAACCTGTAATACGACTAACTAAACTTTCTATTTTACCTTTGTACATTCTAGGTGCTATAATAGAGTAGTTCATCTTAACCTTACTGTGATCAGCTTTAGGCCTTAGCATATTAGAAGCAAGCTCCCATTTTAAAAGCTTATTAGATCCTATTATTTTAACGCCTTCATATAAACACTCTATTTTTCTAGACTCTATGCTAAAGTTTTCTAGCATTTCTTTGGGTGGATTAAAGCTGTCATCTTTTATTATAGCTTTAATAGCACCACTAGCTAAATCTTTCATTTTAAATACTTCGTTCATATAAGTCTTATAATTAAAATATAAAACTTGAACGCTATTGTTATCGTATTCTTTATTGTAGTACGAGCTACCATAACCACCACGCCTGTCTAAGTTTCTAGTTTTTAATAACTCTTCTATTTCAGACTCTAGTAAGTTAGGAAATTGTTTAACAAGTTCGTTTATAGGTATTGTTTTAACTTCACCTACATAATATATATCTTCAAAATATGGCGACTCAGTATAAGAATATACTAAATCAGCTGGATCTACATAACTAATTTTAATACCTTCTGAGCTAGTAAATTCTGTTTTTACAGCACCAATACCTAGCACGGTTAAATCATAGTTAATTCTTTTTCTTATTCTTTCATAGTAATTGTTTTCAAGCGTTAGATTTATCGCTTGCTCTTCAGCTATTTCTATAGCTTGCTTATAAGTTAACTGCATGTGCAGCCTTAACTCTTCGTTAGTAGCTGGAAGCTCAGGCTCTTCTGACTTTCTTAAATTTAAACCTAACACAGTTTCAGCTCTTTGATTATATTCATCGTTTCTCATATCGGAAACAATATTCTCCATATAATCAGTTCTTTCTTTTACACCAAATGGATCTTGAGAAAAAGCTTTTATATCATAAGTTCTTTCAGATATACCGTTAACCACAATATCTACAAATTTAGGTATTATAGGAACAGGTGTCCAGTCTAAGTTTAAATAACTTAAATCACCGTTTATAGAAAGCTCGTCTTTATATTTTTTAATTGATTGTTCACCTCTAGCGTATAATCTTAAATTATGAAAATTGTTTTGTATGTTATTATACTTAGTGTACGTTTTATTAGCATCATTACCAAACCATTCATGCTCTATTGCTTGAGCAACTTTCAAACCATACTTATCAGAAGCTTTTTCAAAATCTGAAACTGCTTGACTTGGAAAATATTTATTTGTTGTATAAGCCATGTTATTTTATTATTCTCGACGTAGAGCCTTTGTTTGAGTATTTAGATATATTTAAATTTAATTTAGGTCTTTCAACATTTGGATTAGGTCTATACAAATGCCTATTACAAGCCATTATAGCTAAACCACTACTTATAGAAGCATCGTGTTTAGTTCTTTTATTTATATCAAACTTACTCCAATCGTTTAAGGTTTCATTAAAATAACAGCTACCAAAAGTGCCGTCTGGTTTCATACCAACATGGTTTTGAATATACATCTCTATGGCAGCAGCATGGGCTTGCTTAATGTCTTCGCTAGAGTTTGGCATACCACCTATTTCTTTTTCCGTAATAGAAAGCTTGTTCCAAATCTTATCTGGTCTATTCATACTAAACCCTCTATATCCTCTACGCCTAAGATGATATAGTAATCTTGGCTTGTTGTTTTCCGCTAATAATGGCATGCCGTAGAACACTAACGCCATTAAAACATCTTCAAAAAACATTTCTGCGGTTTGCGGTCTTGCTATGTATTCTAAAAAAAATTGATTAGCAGGAGCAGACTCCATGCTAAATTTAGTTAATCCATGAAGAGATCCGTTGGATCCTCGACCATCAACAGTACCGCTAATATCATAGCTATCGCAGCCAAAAGCGCCCATATACTCGTTTCCAGGATATTTAACTCCATTTTTAGTTATTACTTTATTTTGCAAATGAGCGTCAGGCATCCAGCTTATTTTAAATCTTCCTTGTGGATCTGGATAAAAAATAACATTTGTATCTTTAACACCATTAACCCACTGAAAACTTCCAGTTGTTATACCTAACGATCGATTTAACTCTTCGTTATAATCTATTTGTTCGTATATTTTAATTAAATTAAATATACTGTTTTTCGTTTCATCTCTAAACGCGTGCTCTTCAGTTCTTGGAAACTGTCGATAAAACTCGTTTAACGCGTCTTGATCCTGCTTTAATCCTTCTGCTTCGTTATTCCAATGATCAATTACGCCTATATCTATTAATTCACCGTCCGGTCCGTATACATCATTATCTGGACTATTAAATACAGGCTGTCCGTGTTCGTCAATAAATCCTTCATAGTTCCATTCCATTGGCATAAACAAAGAATATAAACCAGACTTTGTTTGTCCATTGCGGTTTCTGCTTGTAACGTCTGAATCATTGTACAGTTTTTTAAAGTTATCTCCACCTTTATCTAACGCGTTACTAGTCGAACCCATCATACATTTACCAACTATACGAGCACCTAGCCTTAAACAAGTTTTAGTTACCCGCCAGTTGTTTAGAATATTATCAGGTCTTTCCCACTTACCACTTTCATCGTGCACTAACAAGTTAAGCTTTTCACCATCGTAGCTATTATCACCTGTGTTTTTCCAATCAATAGTAGTGTCAAGTCCAACCAGCTCTTCTTCTTTTTCGTTTGCCGTAATTTTTCTACGCGTAAACTTACTTGCAGGAACCCTATAAGCAAGTTCACTTTTAGGTCTGTCCATACCGTCTTGTATCGGTTTAAAGAAAAACGGGTAGTTGACAGATATTGGTACAACTTTATCGGTAAACATTTTTTTAGCATCAGCACCACTTTTAGATAGTATTCCATACCTAGAGTCACTTGATATAGTAGCCAAGTTAACAGTTTCAGCTGAGCTCATAAAAGAAAAGCCGCTACGTCTGTTTTTTAAATAACACATACCGTAACAGCGTTTATCAGCTTTACATGCTTCCCAAAATATAAAAAATAATCTATTAGCTTCTCTAAAGTCAGGAGCGCCAACATCTATTTTACTCCACTGAAGATACATATAGTGGCTACCTGTTATGTAAGTAGGCTCACTATTGTTCATAAACCAAAAGCCTTCGTCTCTGCGTTTAAACTCTTCGTCTATATAGTCGTACCACTTATCTTTTGCTTCCTCTGGATACGCTCTCCAATCAAATATGTTTTTTAATTTACCTAATTCTTTAGGATAATCTATTTTTTGCCATTTGTTTTTGGCAGGCACGTGCACTGATTTCGGTTCAAGCGGCAACCCAATTCGCAAATTTTGTATCTCCACCACTTGTCCAACTTTTCCAGTTTTGCTAATAACGACAATATCATGTTCTTTATTATATCCATATTTCCATTTTCTATTTTTATTAAGTCGACTTAACGTAGTCTTCTTAATAGGTTCAACAATTTTATATAACGTTTGCTCGTACATTACTTAGATCTTCCTTCAGCAAAGCCTTTAAACACTTTTTCTTTTTTATCTTCAGGCTCTTTACCTTCTAATATATTCTCTTCTTCTTGTATACGGTTAAGTATTTCAAAAGCGTCGAATATAGCTAACTTCTTTGTAGCTGCAGCATTTTTTAATCTATCTGCAGATACATCATCTTCGCTATGAGTAATAATTTGTTCTTGAGCTACTTTAATTAGCTCTTCAACAGCTTTATGCCCAGCTTGGATTATACTCTTTTTCGTTTCCTTTATATTCATATTTAATTGTAATAAATTTAGAGTAAACTCTATATAATCTTTGCTTGTCAAACACAAACTCATACTCTGAGTTAGGTGTAAACCCAACTAACTCACCTTTGTTTATACTACCATCTGTATACTTAACAATACCTTTTAAAGGTTGCTCAACGTCAATATTGAGTTTATCAGTTGACTTTATAGGTTGTACAAAACAAAAGCCTTTACAAGCTTTCCAGTCATCATTATTTTTATACAAATATATTTGATCTTCTTTAACCAAGTAAGTATTTTCGTTAAAATAACTTCTACTGTTTTTTTCTCTGCCTTTCATATCATGCCATCTTCTAAAGACGTTATGATGTACTATAACAGTATCGCCAAGTTGTATACTAGTATCGTAAGCTGTTGGCGTTGCTTTAACTACAGCTTGTCTATTAACAAACTCGTGGTTAAATATTTCAGTGTTTAATATTAACTCTGATTCACCAACTTTTTTTACATTACTATATCTACTACCTTTTGGCTCTATTACAAAATCAAAAGGTGCTTTCATTAATATTCTAAATTATATTCAACTGATACCGCCATGTTTTTATTAAAATCTTTCCATGGTAGTACGTCTTTATTTTTTTTAATATAAATAGAAAATTTATCTTTTTCTTCTATTATGTCGCAGATAGTATGACCGCCATACACTTCTTGCCCAACGGCGTAG